CGCATCAAAAATCATTGTTTGGATGTGGGTTAATATCTATCAGGAATGTTTTAATATCCTTAAATCAAACGAAGTAATGAATGATAGTAATATTATTCGTGAAGCGATAATGTCAGGCAAAATTCAGTATTCTGACGGGGTGTTTACAGGTAAGTTTACAAACGCTATTGCCACAGAACTTGAAAAAATGGGTGCAAAATACTCAAAATTTCGTAAAGGGTATTTGTTAGCAAAAGAGAAACTCCCGACAGAGATACTTTGGGCGGTAGATACGGCAAAAGCGACAGCCTATGCCAAAGCAACAGCGATAAATCAGTTTTTACTTAATCAATTATTAAATCTTGGCAAGCTAACTCAAAAACTTGTATTTGACGAAGCAGTCAATGCAATAATGAAGAACTTGCAAGAGAGAGTTTACAGAAACGCAAAGCAGCATAAAATTGAACTTATAACGCCAAAGTTAGATGATTTTATGCAGAATGAAATTGCAAAACGCTATACAAACAATCTTAATTTTTGGATTCAGAATTTTGAAACCGAAAAAATTCCTATAATGCGAGATGAAATAGCCAAAATGGCTAATACAGGCAAGAGCGTAAAAACTATTGCTGATTATATAACGAAACAGTTTGGAATTGACCAAAAACACGCAAAATTTTTGGCAAGAAACGAAAGTGCAATAGCAACTTCAAGTTATTTGTCCGCAAAGTATGAAGCAGAAGGTTTCACACATTTTCGTTGGCACACGATAATGGATGGGCGAGAAAGAGAGAGCCATAAAAAGTTAAACGGTGAACTTTGCAGCTTTGCAAATCCTCCTATTATAGATGAAAGAACAGGACAAAGAGGTTTGCCAGGACAAACATATAATTGCAGATGCACATTTTCACCTGTTATAAACGGTGAGTTTTTAAAGAATAGAAAACAGATGTATAAGGCACAAAATAGCCTTTTGGAGAAGATTAAAAATTGCTTAAATCTCAAAAGAAAAACAGCTTAATAATAAATAATGCAATAGAACTTGGTGAATTAACAACTGAAGCAAACGGCAAAGGTCGTAAGTTTACATCAAGATTTATTGAACCTGGATTGGCGAAGTACGAACAATTCGGAATGGTTTATATCCCTAAAGAGACATTGGACAGCTTTATCGACACAATGGTAGGATGCCCTGTTATTATTAAACATAAAGATATAACAGATGCAAATGCTGACAAAGAGAGAGTCGGAGTAGTCTCAAGGGTGTGGTATAATGATAATGACGGTTGGTTTTACTGTGAGGGAGTCCTATTCAATAAACAAGCTATTGACCTTGTTATAAATCAGGGATGGAATGTTTCTTGCACATACGACTTCGAAAGCGACTTTAAAAAAGGCACATATCACGGTGCAAAATATGATATGAAGTTCACGGGTGGTGAATTTTTACACCTTGCATTAGTTCCTAACCCTAGGTACGAGTCCGCCAACATAATTATGAATAGTAAGGATGAACCAGATACAGAAACTATCTTTTTAAGCGGTCTTAAAACTATCATTGAAAACGCACTTGATAACGGTTTATCTGATGAGGACAGAACTGTATTGAATGGGTTAAGTGAGATTTTTAACGGCAAAACAAACATTAAGGAGCAGAAATGACACTAATAGAACAAATAAAAGACTTAATCAACAGAGTAGAGAACGCAAGGAACTTTGACGGTTCAGAAGGCAAGTGGGTAACCATAAAAGGCACACACGTTTTTATTCCTGACGGTAAGAGCGTTGAAGAAGTAATGGAAGAAAAGGGCTGGGGTTCTGAAAGCAAAGGAACAGAAAAGAAATCAAAGAAATCCCACGAAGATATTATTGCCGATTTTGACAAAAAATACGATGTTGATAAAAACGACAAAGGCGAAAGTTGGTATGACAGAGCCTCTGTAAGCGAAATAAAAACTGATTTAAAAAGTTATAAAGATACATTAGATGAATACCAAAAAGAAATTGATAGAGTTGATAAATTAGATGATAAGTACAAAACAGGTGCAATGTGGCAACACGAAATTAAGCCTAGATACGAAGAATACAAAAAGGCTATTCCTGAATTAAAAGAAAAAATAGGATATTTGGAAGCACATTTAAACAAGAAATCCCCCGAAACTCCGAAAGAGGGGAAAAGAGAAAGACGTGATGTTTCACCCGAAGATGTTGGATTAGAGAAAACATTAGAGGGCGGAATAAAAGAAACTCACGACCAATATGGAAGAACAATATTTACAAAAGGAAATAAATGGGCAAATGTAAGTTCTAATGGTGGCAGGTCTGACAGTTGGATTGCTGCTTATGGCTTAACTCATAAATCAGCGATTTCTTGGGAAAGAGAAAAAGGTGTAACGGAAGAACAATTATTAAACTCCCGTTGGTTTAAAACTGAAAAAGGTGCAAGAAAATGGGCGTTGGAACAGTTAAAACGTATAACTGCCGACAACTCACTAGAAGAAGCATTTACTGAAGCATTGGCAGAGATTATTTTAGAACAATAGATTTTATAAACATATTAGGAATTTCGAGGCTATCCCCAAAGCCTCTAATTTTGCATACAAAAAACACAAAGGAGTACAAACAATGAATGATTTAAAAGAACAAATCAAATCACTTCTTCAAAGGGTTATGAACTCTGATGATAAACCCGAAGAAAAAGAAGTGGAAAACGCTGATGTTGATAAGAGAAAACTTATTGACGAAGTGGCAGGCATTATGAAGTCTGCAGGTTGCGATGATGAAGTTATCAGAACTGCAATCGCAAAAATGGAAAAAATCGGCTATGACAAATCGGAAGACGGCGCAGCAGACAATTGCGGAAAGAAAGCAAAGAACGCTGACGATGAAGAAAAAGAAGAAAAGTTCGAAGAAGAAAAAGAAATAGCTGAAAACAAAAAAGCTAAAAACGAAGACAAAGAAGACGACAAGGAAGACGACAAAGAGGAAAAAGCAGAAAACAAATGCAAAAACTCTATGGATGACGTCAGAAAAGCCGTTTTTGGTGGAAAGTCTGAAAAACAAATGAATTACATCCCTCATTCTAAAAGAATTGAAATGGGAAATAACTATTAATAAAAGAAGGAGTAAAAAACAATGACACAAGCATTTAGTTTGACGGGAACAAGCATTACTCCTGCTAAAGGACAATATGCTTTACTTCCTAATTTACCACAAGAACACAATGTAGAGTTCTATTCAGGTACATCAACTGACACTTTGCCTGTTGGTGCATTTGTTAAACTTTACGGTTCATCAACATCAACAGACCACCCGATTGCAGCAGTTTGTGCTGTAACAGATGTTCCTTACGGAATGGTTGTTTATGATGTTAGAAAATCAGCTTACAAAGTAGGCGAACGCTTTGCGATTGCAAAAACAGGCGACACGGTATGGTGTGAAGCTGGCGGTGCAGTTGCAGTAGGCGCAAAAGTACAATTCGCAGTATCAGGTTGGAAGGTCGATGATTCAACCACAGCAACTTACGCATATGTAGGTATTGCAAAAACGGCAGCAAGCGCAGCAGGCGATTTAATTCAGGTTGAATTGAATTTTAATCTTGGCGTTGGGTCATAGAAGGAGATTAAACAATGAGTAATAAAATCGGTATTTTTACAGAAGAACAATATGCTGACAGAATGAGACATCAGGTTTCAAACTCCGGCATTGGTTCTACAACAGGCTTGGAACAAGCCATTGAAACAACTACACAAATCGTATCAGGTGTAGTAAACACTTTATATTATGAATTAATGGGTCAGAAACTTTCTGATTTCGTTAAAATTGAAGTTGGCACAGGTGCTTATTCGATTAACTTATTCCAATATGCATCGGCTTATGTAGGCGACCCGTTCAAATCAGGTTTGATTGAACCGACCGCATCAGGAATTAACGCAGATGCTAATTCGAACATTAAAATTGGTTCTTTGACTATTCCTAACAACTTCTGGAGAATGAAATATAATGTTCGTCAAGAACTTATCCAAATGGCAGCAAGAAACGCTGAAACTTTCTCAATTATTGAAGAAAACGAAAAAGCAAGAAAGAAAGTATGGGATTTAGGCTTACAGGAAGCAACATTCAAAGGCTTGGGCGATGGTAAATCTTATGGTTTGTTAAATCAGCCTAACGTAACAGTTAATACTACTTTGATGACTGCTGAATTGGATGCAATGAGCGATGCTCAATTCCAAACATTCTTGGCAACAGTAGCAGGCGTTTATGCAGCTAACTCAAACGGAACAATGATGTTCAACAGAATGTTAATACCTCAAAAGGCTTATCTTGCATTGCAACAGCCTTACGGTGCATTCGGTGAAACAAGATTGTCTGTTATGCAGAGAGCATTTCAGGGTATTGTTGGCGATGATTTCAAAATCGTTCACGCAACATATTGTACAGGTGCAACAGCAGGCGGTAATGCATCTAAAGGTCGTTATGTATTCTACAATACAAATGAAGACAACCTGATTATGCACTTACCGAAACCATACACACCTTATCCGTTATTCCCACAAGGTGCATTAGATTTGATTTCTGATTCAGAAGGTCAATTTGCTACACCTTATGTAAAACGTACAGGTTCTATGTTGTATGCAGATGTTCAGTGATAGCTAAAAAGAGAGGGAACTGAAATGAAAATACAAAACAATAACACATATTCGATTATGTACGGTATGGACTTTGTAAAAGCCGGTGAAGTTGTTGAAGTCGATGACAAAACAGCTGAATTGCTTTTAGCACAACCGAACGTAGTAGAGTATGTTTCAAAAGAACAAGTTGCTAATTTGGAAGATGAGAACAAAAAGCTCAAAGAAGAATTGGCAAAGGCAAAAGCTGCTACTCCTAAAAAGAAAGCAGTAAAGAAATAAGTATCATTGGCAGGGGGTTCTTCCCTCTGCCTTGATATAACAAAAGGTTTATTATGGACTTAATAATTACACCCGAAGACTTCAAAGCACAATTTCCGAGATTTACGCCTGTTTACTTACCTATATATGTAAGTAAGACGTATTATCAGAATGATATTGTATTTTATAATAATAAGTTTTATCAATGTATAGTGGCAAGCACAAATAATATCCCAACCAATACGACAGATTGGAAGGAAACAAACGGAAACGTTTTAAACTATACACAAGATAGCGACATTTTAAACGCTATTGCAGAGGCAAGCGTTAATTTTAACGAGGGCTTATTTACAGATAAATGTACTGCAAAATTAGTGTTCTTGTACCTTGTCGCTTACTATTTAACAGTAGATTTTCAAAACGCTATGTCTCCGATGGGCGGAGGCGGAATAGTACAAAGTAAATCCGTAGGCTCTGTATCGGAGAGTTACGCTATACCACAATGGATGTTGAATAACCCGTCTTACGGAATGTATGCAGTAAACGGATATGGCAGAAAGTATTTGTCGCTAATCAGACCGTATCTACTCGGCACTATTATATTATCAAAAGGCAGAACGACCACAGACTAATGGGCGAAATAAAAGCAAAAGTTGAATATGGCAAGTTAAAAGAACTTGTCAAAAATATGAGCAAAGAATATATAGTAAAGGTTGGATTGCTTTCTGATAAAGGCGGTGCGGAAGAACGAGGAGAAAATTTAGATAACGCAGGACTTGGTGCGATACAAGAGTTTGGATGTGATATTAAAATAACTCCCAAAATGGCTGCTTATCTTGCTATAACTGCAAAAGAGTTAGGTTTAGAAAAACTCGAAACTAAAGGCGATGGATATGTTCACATTCCTGCAAGGTCATTTCTACAGATGCCTTTAACATCAAAAAACAGAGTTATAAACGAATTAAAAAAACAATTACAGACAAAAGATTTAGAGGACATAATCTCATATTTTGGGAGAACAGGGGATTTGATGACACTTGCGGTTATGCTTGGCGCAAGTGCAAAAGAAGTAGTAAATCAGGCATTTCAAACACAAGGTTTTGGGCAATGGGCAGCAAATAGTCCTTATACAATCGCAGCCAAAGGCTCTGCTAATCCGTTACAAGATACTGGCGAACTTTGGGGAAAAATAGATTTTGAGGTTGAAAAGAAATAATGGCAAGAAAGAAAAAAGAAGAAATTAAAGAAGAAATTAAACAAGAAGAAAAAAAAGTTGTAAAACACTATATCATAAAAGGTCGTAAAGAATACGAAGTTAAGGATGAAAATGACTTACAGTTTTAATCCGCTTGCAACTTTAACGAATATGCCTAATATGAGTACAACTTTGAACGGTTGGGAAGCACCGCTTGAACTCATAAGACTTGCACAAGTCGTAACCGATGGCGATGTTACAACAACAGAGCAGACAATCACCTTTCAGGGAGTTTGGCAACCTCTTAATATGGAAAGACTTATGTCAAAACCCGAAGGGCAAAGGTCGTGGAGTTGGTTTTGGATTCACGCTAAAGCAGGCACTCTCAATCTTAATACGGCTGATAAAGTAATCTTTCAGGGGAAACGATACAAGATTATGAGCAAAAAAGATTACAGTTTGAACGGATTTGTCGAGTATGAGGCAATACTTGATTTTCAGGAATAATTATGCAAAAAGAAGTAGAAAAAATATTTGTCGATTTAATAAAAACATACTTGGCATTGCCTGATACTTACGGAAAAGACGAAAACGGAAACGACATCCCGACAGTTGTAATCAGAGGACAGAATGTAAAACTGTTTAATACTCCCAAATTACAAGTAACGGTTGCAACTCTTGGCTCAAATGTTTTTGCAAACAGACGTGAACAATTTGAAATGCTTGTAGAAGGTCAAACTGTTTATTGC